AAACGTTAAACCTATAAATATAACTCCCATGATAAAATATAGAGTTATACAAACTGACATAGGGTGCTTATGTAAGAATCTTTCTTATGATGAAGCCTTTGAAGTTTTACAACAATTCATCGATTCGGGTAAAGAGAACTGCACCATAGAAGAATATGAGTGGATCGATCCTGAGCATTATCAACGACTTGGGCGTGATCCAGACTTACACTAATATAACATACTAAATACTCTTATATAAGGAGTATTTATGGAAAAAGACAGCGACATAAAAAACTACATGGGTCGGGATGGTTTTATCTGGTTCATTGGTGTAGTTGAAGATAGAAATGATCCATTAGAGTTAGGTAGAGTTAGAGTTCGGTGTTTGGGATACCATACCGATGATCTTTCTGCTATTCCCACAAGTTCTTTACCTTGGGCTCACGTTATGCACCCCACTACTGACCCATCTATGCATGGTATGGGAACGACTCCATCTTTTCTAGTAGAAGGCGGATATGTGTGTGGATTCTTCCGTGATGTGGATGAACATCAACAACCTGTAGTTATAGGAACACTTCCTGGCATACCTGAGAGCTCTGGTGGTAAAGAAAATACTTACTCTAAAGGGTTTAATGACCCTAGACATAAAAACTCAAATCAAACTAACATTAATGGCGGAAAAGATTACGCCATGCCATATGACGATGAAACTTTTAATCCTACCGATAGGTTAAAGGATATTGGTGGTGAGATTGAAGGTGAAATAAAGAAGGAAGTTCGGCCAGACTATGGGAAAGAATCTTATGGCCCATATCCACTAGGTGGATTTGTTAACGGTAAGGATGATAAGGACGGAGTATTCTCTAGAGCCTCTGGTCATACCTTTGGTGAGTCTGATACTAATAGACTTGCAAGAGGCTCTGGCCACGGTGTATTACTTGCAAAGGATAATGCATATACCTCATATGTTATGCTTCCTCATTCTGACCAAACCCCTAGCGAAGCAGACCCATTTTCTAGTGACGATATCCCAAGAAATAGTGGTATTGATATCTACGGAAATCGAGTTAAGAAAGATGATGTGTTTCTTGATAACGCCGGTTTATATTCCACGATGGCCGGTAAATCTACTGGACCAAACGTTAATCCCCGTATATCTTTCATAAATGAGAACAGTGATATAAATGATACAGCATCTCATCCTATTCCTGCTGCTGGTGGGCCTCAAACCGTTGATGCAAGCCGTACCGAAGATAAAATTAATCCGTTAATGAATAAGGATGACCCCACTCTTACAAATGAGAAGTGGAATGAACCTCGTACAACCGATGTTAATAAGAATGGCCGCCCACGATACGCAGCGAAGTATCCATATAACCATGTCTTTGAATCAGAGAGCGGTCATATTAAAGAATTTGATGACACGCCAGGCTCAGAACGTATTCATGAATATCACACATCTGGAACCTTCTATGAGATTGACGCTGATGGAACTAAACATACGAGAGTTGTTGGAAACAACTATGAGATTATTGCGGGAACCAACTTTGTAAATATCAAGGGTGATGTAAATCTGACTATCGAGTCTAATTGTAAGACCTACATCAAGGGTGATTGGAACATACAGGTTGACGGCAACAAGTATGAAACAATTGGTGGTAATGCTCATGAAACAATTGGTGGTAATCATGTATCACTTATTAAAGGAGAACGAGAGCAAACAGTTGAGACAAATGTTATTGAGACATATGGTACAACCAGAGACAAACACTTTCATACAAGGCTTGTTACGGGTAGCACTAACGATACAGTATTGCGTAATGTGACAGAGACTTATGGAACACTTACATCAGCTCACGGTAGAAGTACTACTATAGCTGGAACAGATACTAAGTCTACAGGACTATCCACTAAACTAACAACTGGTACTTTTTGGAATATAACAACTGGTACTTCTTGGGTTTATACAATAGGAACCGCCATGAATGGTACTACTGGAACAACATGGGATCATACATCTACAGGTATTGTAACCATCGAAGGTGATAAAATTGAGTTGAACCCATAAGATGGTAGCAGTACATAGACATAGTGATACGAGAGTATGCGGCGCCACAACTGTTGTAGGGGGTCAAACAACAGTTTTTGCCAATAGTCTATTGATAGCTGTAGATGGTGATCCAGATAGTCATGGTGGCGGCGGACTTATTGCTGGTAGTAATAAAGTTTTTATTAATGGAATAGCAGTGGTTAATAATACACCAGATGGGTCAGCAGCAGATAATTTATGCCCAATTTCACCGCACTGTGCTCCAGTTACTTCTTCTGGAAGTCCTAATGTTAATGTGGGTGATTAATTAATAACCTATCTAATTCTTTATAAATAATAAAAACCACCTTGGAGTAGTAATGGCCACAGTAGAAAAAACACAGAGTTTTAGAGATTTAACTGCTCTAAGGGATGCTGAAGGAATTAATAGTTCTCGTTCGAATGTCCGTCAGTATAAAGATTTGGATATGTTTTTTACTAAGAGGTCGAGAGACAGGGATGTTAATGTTATAACTAACGTAACTGCTGTGAAACGATCTGTGCGAAATTTGATACTCACAAATTTTTATGAAAAACCTTTTCACCCAGAGATAGGATGCGGTGTTAGGGGATTATTGTTTGAAAATGCAAGTCCACTAACTTCCATTGCATTATCACAAGCGTGTGAGGATGTTATTGCAAACTATGAACCAAGGGCAAGAACTATTGGTGTTGATATTATACCAAAATTAGATAGTAATTCATATGATTTGACCATTAATTTCACAATAGTGAATGCTCCGTCAGAATTAGTATCCTTAAACATACTACTGGAGGTATTGCGATAATGGCAAATAATCAAAAATTAGAGATATCGGGTCTTGATTTTGATACAGTCAAAACCAATCTCAAAACTTTTATGAAAAATCAAGACCAGTTTACTGATTATGATTTTGAGGGTTCTGGTATCAGCGCACTATTAGATGTATTAGCATATAACACTCACTACCTTGGATTTCACGCAAACATGCTTGCAAATGAAATGTTCATTGACAGTGCAGCGCTGCGTTCTAGTGTTGTATCTCACGCTAAAACTTTAGGGTACGAAACAAGTTCAGTTAGAGCTCCAGTAGCAAAGATTAATGTACAACTAAACGATACCACTTTAGGTACAGCAACAATGAATGCTGGCCAAGTATTCAATACAACTATTGATAATGTTACATATCAATTTGTGACCACATCCTCTTATACTTCATCTCAACTTGGTAACGGAATATTCTTTAACGATATCCCAATCTATGAGGGAACATATGTTACAACTAGATATACGGTTGACAGTACAAACGTCAATCAGAGATATTTGTTGAATAGTAATGTTGCAGATACAACTACCCTTGCGGTAACGGTACAAAACTCATCATCTGATTCGACTACATTAGTATATAATAAGGCAACTGACATCACTCAATTAACTGGCACTAGTTCAGTATACTACTTACAAGAAGTTGAAGATGGTCAATACGAAATTTATTTTGGTGATGGAGTTGTTAGTAAGAAAGTTAATGATGGTAATATTGTTATATTGAAGTATGTGGTTACTAATGTTGCCGAAGCAAATGGCGCATTTGCATTCACAAATTCTGGAGCAATTAATACGGTTACTAATATTAGTGTAACAACCGTTGAAGTAGCTGCTGATGGAGCTAACTCAGAAAGTGTTCAGTCTATAAAATTATCCGCTCCGTTAGACTATGCTGCACAAGGCCGGTGCGTTACAACTAATGACTATAAAGTTTATGTTCAAAAATTATATCCCAACGCTACTGCCGTTCAAGTGTTCGGTGGAGAGAATGGTTCCTTTGATCCTAGTCTTGGAGTTGTTTCTACACCAGAATATGGTAAGGTATTTATTTCTGTTAGGAATGGTCTTGGAACAAATTTAACTCAAATTGATAAATCAAACCTAGTTAGTGATTTATCAAAATATACTGTTGCTTCAATTTCTCCTGTTATTGTTGATCCAGATTTTACTTATATATTATTAACATGCAACTTTAAATATAACTCTACTATAACGACAAAGGCGAAGGATACAATTGTAAGTGAGGTTGTTCAATCTATATCAAATTATAATACTGATGAACTTGTTAAGTTTGATGCAATACTAAGACATTCAAAATTATTGAGCATTGTTGATAATACAGACCCAGCAATTACCAGTAGTTCAATTATCCCTAGACTTGCAAAATATGTTGTTCCATTGCTTGGAGAGGCTAGGTCATATAACACATATTTTAATAATGCATTATACAATCCTCATGATGGTCATAACAGTCTTGATGGTGGTATATTAACTTCTACAGGATTTTATATTACGGATAATACAAATGAACTTTTCTTTGATGACGATGGACTTGGTAATCTTAGGATGTATTATCTAACAGGTTCAACTAGAAATTACGTTAATGAGTCAGCTGGAACTGTTAACTATAATAGTGGTGCTATAGCTATTGGTAATATATCAATATCAACAATTTCCCTTGTAGATGGTTTGGCCTCTACTAGTATTCGCATAACTGTTCTCCCAAGATCAAATGATATTGTTGCATTAAGAAATCAGATACTTGAAATTGACACTATTAATACTAAAGTTACAGGTGGAGTTGACACAATTGCTGTGGGTGATGAAGGTGGTGCTTCTCAGTTTGCTGCTTCCTCATCAACAGTAGACGCAACAGGAATTGGTTACTAAAAAATGCCTTTTGATAGTGAATTTAATACAAAGATATCTCCTCTTATAGATGGACAGGTTCCTGATTATATTCAGTCTGACCATCCAATATTTGTTGAGTTTCTTAAACAGTATTATAAGTTTCTTGAATCTGCTCAGATAACTATTGATGGTACTATAGACCAAATTTTATTAGAAACATTATCAGACAATTATTTGGTATTAGATGCTACTGACATATCTGGCTCAAATGGAGCAGATAGAATTGTTTTTGAAAGTGGTAGCGGAACCACTGGTAAATTTGATATTGGTGAAACTATTACGGGAGTGACAAGTAAGGCTACTGCCACAATATTGGTGGATGATGATGAACAGTTGTTTATTACTGCTAACCAAAAGTTTATTGAGGGTGAAACTATTACGGGGGGAAGTAGTAATGCTACTACTACCCTTAAAAAATATCGTGCAAACCCTGTCCAAAATATTCAACAGTTATTAGAATACGCAAATCCAGATAATACTGTTGACCATTTCCTTTCAGCTTTCAAAGATTCCTTCATGAACTCTATCCCTCTATCTCTTGCAAGTGGAGTATCTAAGAGAAATCTTATAAAACACATTAGAGATTTATATGCAGCTAAGGGAACTTCCGAAGGACATAAACTTTTCTTCAGAATATTTTTAGGTGAAGAAGCAACTATAGATTACCCAGCAAAATATATGATGAGGTTGAGTGACGGCAAATGGGAAAATCCTCTAGCAATTAGATGTACTTCTGATTCTCAAGGAGCAACTCCATCTGAGATGGCTGGTCAGGTTGTAACTGGCGCATCCTCTGGAACAACTGCTCAGATTATTGCGGTATCACAGTTTAATCAAGGAACTGATTCTATTGTAGAATTTACTCTTAGAAGAGATACTGTTCTTGGTGCTGGATTTTCCCCATCTGAAACTATTTCTGGTTATTCTCCAACTAATGATTACTCTATGCAGTTTACTATTCAAGGTATTGTGTTGGACATAACAACTGGTGATTTTGGTGGCATTCTGTATAATAATGGAGATACAATAACGTTAGACCCGCAAATTGGTAATGGTGCTGCTACTGCAAATATTAGTCAAGTTGCAACGGGGTCAATTAGTGATATTATTATTGATGATGTTGGAACTGGATATAATGTTGGGGATGCAATTAAATTTACAAATAATTCTGCTGACACCTCAGTTGATAGTGCAAGAGGTTTTGTTTCTGTTACTGGTGGTAGGTTATCAACTGAAGATGCAACTTATGAAACGAGTGATGTTCTTGTTATAGAGACAGGAACAAACGAATCAATAATATCAAGTAATATATTATTAGATGGCACTTCTCTTGCAACTGTAACAGGTGAACCATATGTGGTATATGGTACAGCTAGAACATATAGTGATGCACAAACATATTATTATCCACTATACCTAACAGAAAAAAGAGCATCTTCTAAAAATCTCCTTGATGGACAAGTCACTGCTTTCATTTTTGATCAAATTCCTAACACCATATTTTATATGCCATCAAATAATATTAATACTGCTCAATCAACTTATGATGATTCATTATATAATTTGTTTTACTCAAATCAAAAAACATTGGATAGTGGGTTTTCCTTACGTCAAGAGTCTAACAACGTTGCCACTGGAATGGATGTCGCAACAAATAGTAATACTGAAGCTGGGTTGGGTGATTTACTTATATCTGAAACTGATGTATTAGCAAGAGATTCTTATGGTACTGAAACAGATGGTATTATTCTTGAAGATGAAACTATTGGTAATAATGAGGCTGGTCATATTAATAGAATTTTCTTGGCCAGTTCTGGTGGAGGGTATAGTAAACTACCTACTGCTACAGTTTCATCTGTAAATGGCATAGACGCCAAGTTGGTTTGTTTAACAACTGATATTGGAGCTGTTACAGAGATTGAAATAACTGACTCTGGGTTTAAATATTCAACACTACCAACTGCAACTGCAAATACAAATTTAATTTTGAAAGATGTTGTTGGGTCGTTTGGAACTGGAAATACATTACAGACTCATACTGGATCAGTAGTTTTATTTGATAGTGGTACAAATAAACTTACAGTTAGTTCCACTCCTACAAACCGACTTACAGGTGAAAATTCTGCAATTATAAACGAAGGGATTGAACTTGAAGATTATGATATTGTTGGCCCTGGCCGTTCTGATCTTGGCCCTATCAACGAAATCTATAGACCTTTAGATGATGCAAATCAAGGAATATTAATAGATGGATTTTCAGAAGAAGGTGAAGGAATTGCAATTGAAAATTCATCTTATGAAGAAATAATACAAGATGCAAGTGAAGTTGATGTTTATCAAATCAATATGGAAATTGATGATATAGACTCTCCACTTGATGAAGGCATAGAATTAGAATCAGGTAGTTTTATTGTAGCTGATGAGTCTGGTAAATTTTTATTAGATGGTTTTTTACCAAAATCATTCATCAGAAACGAACGTGTTGAAGACTTTATTGTTCTTGAGGATGATACGGTTGGTAAAAATATATTCGGTGAACAACTAACAGGAGTTTTAATATTTAACTTTACTCCCGAAGATGTTGGTGATGGTATTAAACTAGAAGAATCAACTACAACTAAAGATAATATTGAATTGGA